TGTTGGTTAACAATTCTAGTTCGGTAAATTTGAGTCTGATATTGATTTCGGTAGGAATACCACCATCGAACGTAGTAAACCCGCCTGTGCTACCATATTCAATACTCATGTTGGTCAGCGCACAATTTGACATTTGCTTCACGTGTTTATTTACATCACTACCATGATACACCTGAATTAAAAATTCAGACGGGTATATGAAGAATAATCCAGATTTGTCTTGCTCGGGATGCATGTGAAAGGAAAACCGTTCTATAATGCTTTTCACACCATTATATTCTAACTCACTTTCAGGAGCAAAACGATAGTTAAATTCAAATTCTCTAAACCCCACTGAGCGAAACAATTGTTCTTTATAGGGGTTTGGTGTCTGCTTTGAGGTGGCCTCAATTAATGCGTTCATGCCACCGCCGCCACCAATTGCCTTTACTGCGCCGGCAGCTTTACGTGCTGCTAATTGTGCGGCCGCACCGGCACCCTCAAGATTAAACTCCGCTTGACCTGAGGCAACCGCGCCCATGATTGATCCTAACTCGGAAGTTTCCCATGTAGCAGCGTATCCGTATTTTGGGTTATCTTGTACTTGTAAAACTATTGCCTCTTTACTAAAAATTGTTTTATCATTATCTTGAATGCCTGCTGCGAGCGCGCCGCCTGCTGCGCCCACTACAGCACCGGCGGCGCCGCCAGCAACCGTCTTAGCAACTGCTGTGGTCAGTCTTGATACAAAACCACCTTTTGCGCCAGAAGCAACTTTACCGCCGGCATTTGCTAAAGCAGCACCGGCAACCATGCCACTCATAGCACCACCAATTGCTGCTGCTTTTGCTTGATTTTCAGTTTTTGCAGTTGCCGCGCCACCCTCAACAAATTGCGCTTTTCCACTACCTGTTGCTCTTTGCCCCGCGGCAGAATTTGAACGAATTAGAGGAAAAAATATAATATAATTTGGAACTTCGGTAGTTCCAACATTTACTGGATACTTATATATCCAGTTTGTGGCGTCGGTCATGCCACCAAACTCGCGCACCTTTGCAATGGTGTCTCTGTCTTCTGCGAAAGGTTTGGTTTCGGCTTCGGCCATATGATAAATACCTATGTCTAACTAGTTAGTTGCAGTCTGGATTATTTATATGTCATTTTCAAGAGATACCTTAAAAGGGTTGTATTCTATAAAAAATGCAGAAAAATACGTAGGTAATCCAACTAATATTATTTTTCGTTCTAGTTACGAATTAAAGTTCATGAAATGGTGCGACTATACGGATTCGGTATTGGAATGGGGTTCGGAAGAGGTTGTCATACCCTATATATCTCCCATTGACAACAGAATTCATCGCTACTTTGTGGACTTTTATCTTAAAACAAAAGACAAAGATGGTTCTGTACACAAGTATTTAGTTGAGGTCAAACCCGCCAAATACACAAAAGAACCAGTACCTCCGTCTAGGAAGACCAGACGGTTTTTAACTGAGGTTGTGAATTGGGCGGTCAACCAGGCAAAATGGAAGTATGCGACAGAATACTGTAAAGACAGAGGATGGAAATTTATTATAATTACCGAAAAAGAACTCGGTATTACACAATAAATAGTATAAACAAAGAGAGACTTAATGCCCAATCCATTCGAACAATTAAGAGCAAAAGCTGGCGATGGTGAAAAATCCATGAGCTGGTACATGAAAAATGTAAGCAGATTAGCAAAAGGTGCTACATCCGCTAACAGTTTAATGCGTAAGGAAGAAATTGGTGAGTTAACCACCACGTTGGATATTGGCGCAATGTATCTTTATTTCTACGATCCAAAGTATAAAGACGTACTGCCCTTTTACGACACTTTCCCTTTGGTGCTTCCTTTCGAGAAAGCAAAGGGTGGGTTTTACGGAATCAATTTACATTACGTACCTTATCTGGCCAGAGCAAAGATACTTGGAACATTACTGGAATACACAACCAATGAAAAACTTACTAGCGACACAAAAATAAAAATGAGTTGGAGTTTGCTTAAAAACCTTTCAAATGTATCTGCAATCAAACCGTGCATTAAGCGGTACTTGACTGCGCATGTCAATTCCAGTTTTATGAAGATAAACCCAGAAGACTGGAAAGCAGCAATATTTCTGCCAGTTGAACAGTTTAAAAAGGCAACAAAAAACGAAGTGTTTGCCGATTCTAGGAGCAAGTTCTAATGCCAAGAGGGTTTTTAACTAGAGTTGCTCAAATCTTGCTGCGTGATAAACTAGGATTAGGTTATTATGACGGTCAGGCGGACCCGACAATTATACCAGACGCGCCGCCGTGGGACGATAGTTATCCAGGAGAACCTCAGCCAGCGGATCCGCCGGCAGAATTGAGGGGTCCATTTCAACCTCAACCGCCACCTCCGCCGGCAGAATTGAGGGGTCCATTTAAACCTCAACCGCCACCTCCGCAGGCAGAACTAAAAAACCCAGAGAAGGCACAGACCAAACCTTCTGATACCAGGCTTGAAGTCATAAGCAATGGTGTTGACTCCGGCATGTATTCATTTCGCGCTCAACTACAAAAATATAATGCGGCAAGAGGCAATCGTTTTGAGTGTGTGATTATGATACCCAGCTGCATGGGGAATAACCAAGATATTTTAGGTAATAATCAGAAGCTAACATTGTGGTGCGAAGAGGCAGTATTTCCTGGCCTGGGTATTAACTCAGCACCAATCAGAATTAACAACTTGAATATACCTAGAGCAAACTCTATTGACTTCCAGGGTGAGCAATTGGGTCTACAGTTTATCGTTGACGGAGAATGGAAGATAAAGGAATACTTCCAAAAATGGATGATGAAGATAGTTGATCCCACTGATAGACTTGTTGCCTTCTATAAAGTCGGTAGTAATCTTTACTATTCGACTCAAATACATTTAAGAGCGTTGGACATGAATGACAATGTTATTAGAGAGTGGATAATAGAAGAGGCATTTCCACGTTCAATGTCACCCACGCCAGTAGGACACAGCAATAATATGGTGCAGAGACTTACAGTTTCGTTTACTTACAAATCATGGAAAGAAAATGTACCAGAAACCGAGCGGGCCCGCGAGGACTTCCCCGACCGCGGCCCCGGCGAAGGCTTCGGCGGCCTTGCATCGTTCAATGACTTGCTAATGAACACTTAGGAGATTAAAATGACATTACCAACAATTACGACACCAACCTTTGATTTGACTTTACTCACCACCGGTGAAAAATTCAGATTTAGACCCTTTTTGGTCAAAGAAGAAAAGATTCTAGTTATGGCTGCCGAGTCTGCCGAACAAGAGGAAATGATTCGCGCAATGGCCACAATTGTAACAAATTGCAGTGACGGAAAGGTTGATGGCGACACACTTCCGTTTTTCGAATTGCAAAATCTTTTTATAAAGTTGAGATCAAAGTCTATTGGTGAACAAACAGATTTCAATCTTATTTGTGGGTCTTGCGAGCATAAGATTCCATATATTCTCGATTTGACTTCGATTGAACCGGTTGAGTTTGATGAGCATTCTTCTACCATCATGCTTACTGATGAGATTGGTGTGAAGATGCGATATCCAACCGCAATGGAAATGCAAGATAAAACTACTGACACTTATGATGTTATTTTGAATTGCATTAACACCATCTTTACGGCAGACGAAAATACGGACGCAACCAAAGAAGCAAGAGCGGAACTTGTCAACTTTGTTGATAATCTAACCATTGAGCAATTTGAAAAGATTGCCAATTTCTTTGTAACTATGCCAAAGATTGAAAAGAGAATTGATTACAAGTGCCCAAAGTGTGAGGAAGATAACTTTATCTTAATTGATGGTGTAGAAAGTTTTTTCGAGTAACCCTTTCTCATGATAATTTATTGAATTTTTATAAGACGAATTTTTTACTTATGCAAGAACATAATTATTCGTTATCTGATCTTGAAAATATGATGCCTTGGGAAAGGGAAGTTTACATCGGTATGTTGGTGACGCATTTACAGAAAAAAGCAGATCAGCACAACCAAGGAAATTAGAGTAAATGACACTTAAGTTCAAAAACGAAGAGGAATTTAAAGCGTGGCAGCAGAAGGCAGCGGATGCAAATCCCAAAAAGGCCTCTGCTGACAAAACTGCTACGCCTGCCGCTGATGTTGTGCCTGCCGCTGACGGCACTGCTGCGCCTGCCATGGCACCAACAACTGCGCCTGTTAATGAACCTAAGGTCAAAACAAAAGAAGACATAATTAGTAAGGTGCAGGAAGCACTACGCACAAGTTCAATCAAATCAACAGACTCTCACGCAAAAGAATTGATGACAAAAATTATTAAGGAGTTTAAAAACACTTCTTCTGATGTCATCGAACAAATGCACAAAGACGAGAAAAACTTACTAAAAGAAGTTTTGGATAAAATTGCAAAACTAGAAGGTAAAAACGGAGAAGCATTTGAAGCTGGCATTAAAGAACTTGTAAAAATTGGTGCCCAACTAGAAGCATCCGCCAAGAAGAAGGGTGATGTTGCTGGTGAGAAACTTGGTCAAAAAATTCAAGAACAAGCAAAACAAAAACTCTTTGAAGAAAAGGGTATTGGTTTAGAAAATCGCCGAAAAGGTGCAGTTTTAGGAGGAGATCCTGGTACCCTAGATACTGCTAAGAATCGTTTCTCTCAGCACATGCTAGGTGAAAATAAACCTACAGGTGTCAAAGAAGGTTTTGCATTTAATAAAGACAGCGGTCGTTACCATAAGTTAAAAGAAGATGGTACGATGGGAGCATTTGCAAAGACAAAAGATGCTCAACAAGGTTTTGGCGAAAGAGTTAAATCTGGGTTAAAGGGAATAGGCGCGTCTATTAAAGAGGGCGCCAGCGCGGAAAATTTGTTTGCTAAAGGTAGTCTTGCCAGAAGTGTATTTGTTCCACACGCCAGAGAGCGTGAACTTGAAAATGAAGAACTAGAAAAACAATCTAAAAAAGGTGAGATGTCCGATATTGCGAAAGACGCAAAGGGCATAATTGACGGTGAAACCCCCACCAAAAAAGACAAAAAAGAAAAATCAAAGTCCGATAAATCTGCTTCCGGAACAGGCGATCCCTCTAAACCAATTGAACAATTAATT